ATATTGGTGTGAAGCAAGACGATCTTAACATGAGAAAAATTCTTGAGTCAGGTGCATTAGCATTTAATTCAGGAGATGAACCAGCTGGAGGTTACACTCAAGCTAATAGAGTACAGTTAAAGCCATATGATGATAACGATTCAGATGATTTACCTGGTGATACGGTTACTGTTGAAATCGATAATGAATTGTATGAACTTACACCAGATGAAGTTTCTTTAATAAAAATGATTACAAGTAAGAAACACGATAAAAGATTAGGTGTTGGTGATGAAGATGAAGAAAGTCGTGGTATATATAGTGTAATTGATACAGAATTAAAAAAAATTCAAGATTATGTTGCAGCAGGTAAAGCTCAAGGACAAGACTTTACTACGAGAGCAAAAGATTTTATTATGTCGGAAATAACACCATTAACTGCAAATTTATCGGAAACTGAATTAAATCATGTACATCATTATATTGATAAAACACTTGCTATGTACACGGGTAGTAGAATTCAAAATCCAATGAGGAGTTAAAACTCGTAGTTAAACATTTCTATTTCTTTTAAACCTTTTTGTCTAACTATTTCTTTTGTTTCATCATCGTAAAATGTTCTATAATCTTCGGGATATTCTAAACCTAAAACATTTTCTTTATTTTTATTCATAACGTTTGGGTAATAGTATAAATCTCTTTGAACATAGTCGCACTTTTCAGCTATTATAGGCCACACCTCTTTTATTTCTTCGTACTTAAAAATTTCATCATAATGATACAGTTCATTGTTAAAGGTGTAATATGATTGCGATTTATATTTTGTTTCCAACCACCATTTAAAATCATTAAAATCTTCAGGATTAAAATCATTACCATACTGCGTAAAAAATCTGTCGACATCGATGTCATGAAAATAAAAACTTAATGCATGAGACCAGGGGTTACGAACAAAGTTAAATTTATAATAATTATCTTTTACGTTCTCATAAAGCTCAGGTAAACGTTCTTTAAAATCACTAAATGAACCGTGCATACCTAAAACTACTTGCCATTTTTCATAACCTTTAGGATCATCTTTAAAATTTTTGTTATCTAAAAGTGATAATTGTATAGCATGACCACCTGTTTTAGGTACATGGAAGAATAGTAATTTTTTATGATGGTTAATCCACATTTACAGAAGGTAAGTTGGTAAGTTTTTGATAAACCGTATTTACAACAGCATTATTCTGTCTCAAGCTATCCGGTATATAAGGTAATAAATCTTCAACAGTTAAGTTATCTAATTTATTTCTTATATCTGACGCACTCATAGGTGTATCACCACCTACAGTACTAAACACATCAACAACGAACTCGACCCCTTCAGGTGCATATTTAGCAGCGTTTTTATATCTTGCTGCATCTTCACCCTTACCACCAACTCCTAAAATAATTTTATCTCCAGGTTGAGTTCTTTCAGCAAAATAATCATAAACAAATTTTACAGGTGCTGGGTCTTTATGAAAACGAATATTTCTTATCCCTTCATTCTCTGCATATATTCTAAATATGTCTTCTGCTACTTCAGCAGGAACGTATTTACCTGCTTCGGTCGTTCTTATGCTATTCGGATTTTGAGGATCACTTATAACAACTAGCACCTCATCAGCATCATTTGCATAATGCTTAAACATTTCGAAATGGCCTTTGTGAGGGGGTTTAAAACTCCCCGGGACTAAAGCTACTGTTCTACCGGGGGTATTTTCTTTAAAGAAAAATTGTTTAAACGTCTTCACTCTATTATTTATTAAACTTCTTGTTATATTGAGCTTTAAATCTTTCGTCAAAATGATGACCTAGCTCTTTAATATATTCGGTAGTCATGCTTTTTTTATCATTTCTAATAATAAATTCAGGTTTAGCGGCTTCATTAAAAACAGAAAAATCGACTTTCAAAGGTAAACGATGTTCTATAAATTCTTCTAAGTCACAACCAAATAAAATATCGTATACAAATAATTCAATATTGTAAAACTTTTGTAAAAGAGTTATAAAGAACGAAAATCTATTAAGTTTTAAATCTTTTTCATAGTTATGAATACCAAAATCCATATACTCTTCATACCCTTCTTCTAATGCTTTAATGTAAGGTTCAAGTTCATCATCCGCAGCAGATAATTTACCAGGTAAGGTTTTTAAAAATCTTGTACCGAACATATCAATATTATTGTTAATTTTAATAAAGTTAGAAGCTCTTGTGTATTTTATAGAAGGTGTGCAATTTATACCAAACTCATTATCTCTAATTGTAGCGAATACCAACCCGTCGAAAGAAGCACCAACACCTCTATTACCTAATATTGCATCGTTTAAATTTTCTTCACCGTAAGTTATAATTTCTAAATTTATCTTTTTGGTCAAATTGGCAGCTCTTTGCAAAGTAGGTCTGTTTGCTGTAGCAAGATTACCATAAAATACTATCTTACCGGGTTCAAAATTAGCAGTTTTTCGTTTTTCTATTTCATTAAGAGGTGTTGAATTTCTTAAAGCATATAATTTTCCGAATGACTCGTTTGCAAAACCTTGTTTACAAAAAGTGTAATTTTTAAAAACGTCAAAATAAGGGTTTTCAGGTGGTACATTATGACCTAAAGAATGGTATACCATGTTAGGATATTTTTCAATATTTTCTTCTTGATAAAACCAATCAGCAGCTGCTACTATTTCTTCATGAAAAAAGTTTTGTTCTTTTTGAATATAAACCATTAGTTTATCTTCGTTTCCTTTACCACCATACCCCATTTGAAATATTTCTGTTTCGAAAAAATTCTTTATATCAGGATAATATCCGTTAACAAAAGCTTCGGGTATAATAATTTTATAAGGTTTTTGCTCTTCAATAGTTTTCTTAAAATAAAACCAATCAGGTTGATTTAGGTTACCACCTAATCTTGGTTCTATATAACCACCAATACCGTGATCATAAACTAATGGACCGTCTTTACATAAAAAGTAGGTAGTATCGTAGTTAAAAATAGTACAATCAGGAGAGAAATTATAGTCTTTTATCCTATCGTGGTATTTTACAAAACCCATATAGGTAATTATTGAAAATAAACGCCTTTACCAGGTCCAGGGTTTCTTGTATATGGGGTACCACCAGGGTCTTTACTACTTGCATTATAGTTTGTAGATTGAGCATTAACATTCTGATAACCGTTACCAAAATTAACACCGGGTGCTGATTGTTCGTCTTCGGGAGACTGTCTAAATTTACTAGTCATACCCTGGGTAATAAAATCACCTGTTATTTTAAAAGGTGGGTCTGTGTTAATAACAATACCTTCGTGATCACTAGCATTACCGTAATCGGAGCTATAACTACGCAGCATTTCATTACCCAAATCAATGGTTGCTTTGTACATTAATGCACCGTTTATAGCATCAAGTACTGAATCAGCATCATAGATTGCACTTACGGGCATATCACCAGTAAAAACATTAAAATAATTTTCTTTACTAACCGCTGGAGAAGTCTTACCGTTAACAGCTTTTGTTGTTTTGTTTATAGGGTTATAAGCTGCTGCTAACCACTCACCTAAAGTTTTTGTTTCAACCTGTTGCGGCTCAACTTTTATTTCCACGGGTTGATTTATAACAGATTCAAAATCAGGATCTTTTATCTTTTTAACGGGAATAGTAGATATAATATCAAAACCATATTCAAGACCTATAGGCTTAACCTTTTCAACTAAACTTTCTAAAGCATCTTTATCATAAGGAACGGCTTTTGAAGTACCCTTTTCAGGTTGCTTTAGACCAGAAACGGGGTTTATTACTTCTTTACGTTTAGCACCTTTACGAACTAAATTACCATGCCTATCATGCTTTTCCATGAACTGATTTATGCCATGTAAAGCTAAAAAGTCTTTATCATATTCTACAACATTAGTTGTTTGTTGTACAAATTCTGAATTAATAAACTTTGATGGGTCATTCCATAAACCTAAAGTTCTTAACTCTTGTCCAATCTGAGGTAAAGCTGTATTAAAAATACTTAAAATTATTTCACCAGATTTTACCATACCATGAGGCGAACCATCCTTAGTTTTAAACCTATCTTCTAGTTTATCTATAGTAACACCTTCTACATCAATAGTAGCCATTGAACCTCTATCTAATGCAAACTGCCTGTTACCGTTTTCATCTTCAACTAGTTTAATACTTACATTCGTGCCATCTATCTTTAGTGACCCACCTAACCTATCTAAATAAACAGGTGCTTCGTTGAATTTAGCAATAAGGTCTTCACCATCTTTTACCTCAGGTAAATCAAAAGGGTGCTTCATATGACCTGCAGCACCGCCTTCATTTAATAAAACGTTGCTATAAGCTTCAAATATTAATTCATGTTCAAATTTCATTAGTCTGCTAATATTATTCTTGGTGATTTTGCAAATACAGTTTGAGATCTAAATTTACCCCCTTCAAATACATCGATATCTATATCGAATTTTATTTGAGGTACTCTTTCCAACTGAGAGTATATTTTTTCTAAATTTGGATCTTTACAATCAATAGCTACCATAGTAAAATTATTATCATTACCTGCAGTCAAGTAGTCAAACTCAACTACTTCTTGATATCCAATTATTGCTATAGCACCAACTAAACGTTGAAAGTTTTGATAATTTTCTCTGGGGTTAAATTGAGTAAAATCTCTTCCTGTAAAAAAGTTTCTTAACTGGTCTTTACCATTTTTAAATACATGACCGTAAGTTTTAAGTTCTGAAAATACGGTAATATAAGTGTCAATATCGTCACCTGTTTCACTAAACAATGCTGCAATTTGTGACGGTAAGTTAGTAGATTTTTTAGCAGCGCTTGTTAATTTTGATTCTAAATCTGTTTTAAGTAACCCTATAAGTCTAACACCCGTATCTCTTCTAGAAGGTTGAAGTGAAGTTTTGGAAATAGGTGTACCCATAATAGCTTCTAATTCAGAATTAATAATAGTATCATAAAGCCTACTACTTCTTTTACCTTGTATAATTTTTAAATCTTTCCTTACCTTATCAAACAATTTGTTTGCTTGTTCGATGTCACCTTCATTAAAAGTATCAATAACAATATCTACATGATTAAGAGTTTTTTTAATTTTATCATATTGTAGATCTGTGTATGAACTTCTCTTAGCTAATCTTTCTGAAACCTTATTAATGGTACCGTCACCACCTAAAACTGCTCCTGAATCACTAGCACCGTTTGTTTTTATTTCTACTTCATATCCAGACCATTGTAAGTCGCCGCTATTTCCTTTTTTAGCTGTACCAAAGATAGCAAAAGTAGCTTCACCTAAACCTACAGATGTAGAAGCACCTGGTCTTATAGTTAAATGGGTTGCTTTAATTAAATTCGATAATGCATTACCATTTTCGTTAAACTTATCTGGTAAATTATCAACAATCAAATCTACAAAATCCACAATATTGGTTATACCTACTTGATTGAATTCTAATAACCTGTCTTTTTCTTCAGCAAGATATTTTAGCAATTCAACTGCATGTGAAACATCAGATTCAACTACTAACTCAGTAAACTCTTTTTCAGACTTAGGTTGGTTACCCCAATCACCGTTATGGAAAATTTCTTTTACATATTTTGTTATGTCTTGCTGTGCTTCAATTTTTACACGCTTATGTAATTTTTCAGCATACTCATCTGGTAACGAATAAGACACCCTACCACCACCGCCACCAAAGTCAAAATCAACAGTTACATTTTCATTAACAGTTTGTCTCGGTGGTTTTGATACTTTAGAACCAATTACATCCCCATAGACGTCAGATAGTGGTAAATATTTTTTCATTAGTAATTGATATCAGGGTCATCAGAGAACGTGTTCATATAGTTTTTCATCATAACTAACATTTCACGTCCATTGTTTTCATTAATTTCATTATCCAATATTTCTGGTGGTATAGTACCTTCAGTAGGATCTAAAACCATTGCTTTTCTAATTAATCTGATAAGTTCGACTTCGCCTTCTGGTGTAAGTTCTTTAAATCGCGGTTCTTCTGGTTCTTTAATATCAATATCAACCGTTTGTTTATCAACCACTTCTTCCCCTGGTGGTAATTGTGGTACACCAGCTGGTACCTCGGGTTGTTCATTAAGAACATTTTTCTTGTTTTTAATTAATGATAAAAATTTGCTTTTTGTTTTTACGTTCATTTGCTTTCACCTCCGAAAACTTGGCTGTCAATAACTCTTTTAACTACATCCATTTTTTGATTTTGTGCATTCTTAAGTGCCTGTCCGTGTTTAGCTATCTCCTGATCCATTTTCATAATTTCTGGGTTACGTGTTACACCTTGTAAAGTTCTTTCTAAATCACCACTTGTTGTAGCATCAAATTCTTGTTCTTTCATACCTGGACCCATTTGAGCTGAACCATATTGAGTTTCACCCATTTCATCTTCGTCTTCCACGCGTTCATCTGGCTTAACTGTTCTTGGTTCGTAAGGTCTTAATTCCATATCCATGTGAGTAGCAATATTAGCTGCTTTAAGTAGGTTTTCCTTTTCTTCCGGTGTAGCATCTAGCATAGATCTAGTACCTAGCAATTGATAAGCTATATCACGTATCTTACGAGCATCACCGATCGATATGGAAATTCTTGCGTCTTTATTTTCTTTGAAGAATTTGTCAAACCCTTCACTTATAGCGTCATCGAACTTCATTGTCTATATTTATTTAAAGAGAAGTTGTTTTGTTTTAAAGTTATTAAAGTAATCGCGCGATAAGAAATTAAGTTCGTACTTTAAAGCAAACTTCTTTACTTTCGAAAACGTAAAGTCTTCAATTTTAAATTTATTCATAGTGGAATTAATTTTCAATACGGTGCCTCTAGCTCTACCGTCGTCTTTTAATAATAACTCTTTAAAGAAAATCAATGATCTTTGTGAGACAACCACTTTTACAGGTAACATGTTACGAATAGTAACTAGAAATGTTGAAAGAAACTTAAGATATTTGTGTTCATCTAGATATTTTAACAATTCACTTTCGTAAAACTGCGTATTATTGAAGTAAAGTACTAATTTATTATTTGTTACATGAGAATTAAAATATTCAACAATTGTTTTAATAATATGATGATAAAATAGCTTTTTTATATCTTTATTTGATAATCCTCTTTCTTGAAAAACTTCTAATAACTGAAATTTATGTAAATCATCAATTAATTCATGTTCAAATAACTTATGTATATTTTGAAAATCTATAAGCTCTATATTATATGCAGATAAGCTTAAGTTCACGTAGTGATTTTAAACTATGTACCAATGTAAATCAACTTAACTTTATTTTACCGATTCTCAAATTAATAATACCATTGTAAAAATCTTCTTTCAGCAGTACATCATTGTCAAATTGCATTTTAGCTTCATAATATGCTAATTCGCTTTTACTCTGACAAAATTTTAATATTTCAAATGTAAATTTATCTTTACCGTATCTTTCTATATCTTCGTTTAATTTATCTGATGAACCTGTATATGTCTTCCAATCTGTTTCCACTTCAACATGTCTTTTATTCTTTCTACCCTTAAGAGGAGGACGTTTCTTAATTGTACGTGCTTGTTTCTTACCTATATATTTCTTCTGGTTAACTGAGTTATCCACCCAAAGATTTATTTCTTTTTGGATTTTCTTCTACTCTTTTTCTTTTTCTTCTTTTTCTTTTTACGTCTTTGTACGACTTTAGCACCTAAAAACTTTGGCATTCTTGAATCACCAGGTGCGTAAAAATCACCAGAAAAAACTGAACCGTCCCAAGACCCTAAAGCACCACCGGAACCAGCAGTATTACCACCATCCATTTCTCTCAATATAGATCTTAAGAATGCATTTTTAAATATTGACATTACTGGATTCCTATCAATAATTATTTATAGTGTCCGATACATTAGACAAGTATAGTCAAGAGTTAGAAGAGCATTTATCAATTGATGAGTTTAATTTAAAAAATACTCAATTAATGCTACCGGGTCGTAAACATATATGGGTGGGTAGGTTAATGAGGCATAAACGCGAGCTAAATCAACTTAAAGATCTTAAAAAAGAAAAGATTGCTACTTTAACCCGTGCAGTACAAGAACAAAGTAATGTAAGATTAACAACACCTAATGCAGAAAAGGTTGCTGAAAATTCAGAAACAATTAAAGATATTAACAAACGAATTCAAGAACAGATACTTTTAATTGACTATCTAGAAAAGGTTGAGAAAATTATGAGTTCTATTGGGTTTGATATAAAAAATATTATTGAAATTAATAAATTAGAAACATTATGAGTTGGCTTGACATAAGACTTATATTATTTGATATCGACGGAGTATTGACTGATGGAAAGGCAGCATATAATGAAAAAGGTGAAGTAATATCTAAAACATATAATCAAAAAGATATTACAGGTTTAAGAAGATTAAAAAATGAGCTTAATATTAACGTAGCTTTATTTTCTGGAAGTTTAGACATAAATCCTGCTTTCGCTAAGCGAAGAAAATTTCCCTTTTTACATGTAAACCATAGTAAAGGTGAAAATAAGAGTCAAAAATTAAATGATATTTGTTTTGATTTTAATACACCAGCATCTCAAGTTGGGTTTGTGGGGGATGATATTCAAGATTTAGAAATAATGAAAAGAGTTGGTTTTGCTTTTTGCCCTGAAGATGCTATTCCAGAAATAAAAAGAATATCGTGCGTTTTACCCGTTAAAGGTGGAGAAGGGGTTGCAGCTCATCTATTTGAATATCTTTCAAACTCTAATAAATTGTAACAAATGAATGTTGTTATACCAATGGCTGGTAAAAGTACAGCTTTTAAAGAAGTTGGAATAGATACACCCAAACCATTCATCGATATAAAAGGTAAAACCATGGTGCAAAGAGCTTATGAAAGCTTAAACATCGACGGTGATTATCATTTTATGGTATTAAAAGAGCATGAAGAAAAATATAATGCTTATGATATAATATCCAGTTTTTGTCCAGATGCACGAATAATTTTTATCGATGAAGTAACTAGTGGCCCAGCAGAGACATTATACAAATCAAAAGACCATCTTAAAAACAACGGACCTTTAATCCAGACTAATGTAGATCAAGTTTTAGAATGGGATAGTAGCAGATTTATAAAGTTTATAAAAGAAAAGGACCCTGACGGGGCTGTTGTAACTATTAACACATGTGATCCTCATTACAGTTTTATTAAACTAAACCACCAACATGTTGGAATGTTAATGTCTGAAAAAGAATGCATTTCCAATAACGGATTAATAGGTACTCATTATTGGAAAAGTGCAGACTTATTTTATGACTCATTTGTAGGTGCAGATAAAAAAGGTTATCGTTACCCGAAAGGTGATGATGATGCTGAAATTTATGTTTCTTTAACTTACAACGATCTTATAGATAGAGGTTATATCATTCACGACTTTAAATTAAAACAATCTGAAAAACAACATGTGGTCGGTGATCTTCCATCATTAAAACAATATGAAGACAAACTCTGATTTATCTATTTTAGTTTTAAGTTCTGATGCATATCAACCAATTATAAAAATTTGGGACTTTTATTTTCAAAAAAATTGGAAAGATTGTCCTTATAAAGCATATACAGTATGCAATAAAACCAAATATGAAAGCGAAAAGGTTGAATGTTTTGAAACGGGTGTTGAATATGATGAATTTGCTAATCATTTTAAACCTATGGTGCTTCATGCACTAAACAAAATAAAAACAAAGTATGTTTTGTTTATGGTAGAAGACCAGATTATAGTTAATCCTGTAATAAACGAAAATATATCGCAAGCTCTTAACTATATGGATAAACACGACATTACAAAGTTAAGGTGTTTATCTATGCCTGAACCAGATGAACCTTTAATTGAGGAAGAAGGTATTATTACTAATAAAAACTTCGGTTTTATATCTCTTGATAATGAGTACAGATGCTCTTTACAGTCTGCTATATGGAACAAGGAAAGGTTTATTGAATTATTAAATGTTCAAGAAGATTATTATTCAGGATGGAACCTGGAAGTAGGTCAACATTTTAGAGATCATTCCAAACAATGGAAGTTTATGGCATGTCGACACGGTAAAGGTGGGGATCTTTTAACTAGAGATTTATTTGAAGGTCAAACCGATTCACCTATTTTGCAGTACGTGGAATTAATAAGGTGGGGTCAATTAGATAGAATTTATGTAGACTTTTTTAGACAAATGTTTAAGGAAGATGGTGTGGATATAAACACGTCAGAGTACGAAAAGTTCGGAGTCTTTAAGAAAAAAGAAGATCTTCCACTATAAATAAAGCTAATGAAAAAACTACATAAAGTCGGGGTGCTGTCCTTAGCTAATGTTTTAGCATTACTAGGGGCACTAACAGGGGCGATCAAAGTTGCAGTTTTTCCGGTATTAGCACTTATTGCTGGTGGCGGTTTGGGCGACTTAGATGCAGCCATAAACACAATTGGTGATTCTGTAACTGCTAACATTAAAGACGTTGTTTCTTTTGCAGTTGCTGGATGGCTTGGTGGTGCAATATATGCATACCTATTAAACATAGTCTTAGGATGGCGTAAAGGTCTTGATATAGAAATTAAGTAATAATACTAATAACTTTACCTACATTATCCCAAGACACCCTGTCTATTTTTAGACAGGGATTTTTATCCACATTACCTAGTCTTAATCCGTATACTTTTTCTTGTCTTGTTACAATGTCATTAATAAAATCATCTAAATGTATTGTTTTTATCCAATGGAAATAAATGTCTTTATATTCATTTTCCGATACTTCTAATACAAAATCAGTTTCGAACGACAAACAAACGGCTCTTAAAGCCAGACTTTCTGAAGGTGGCTCCACTATGCCTTCATAAAATATTAAAGGCAGCATTTAAATATTTATCTTGAAAAGGGCGGTAAATTCTTTATAATCAGAGTGATGGTTACGTTCGAGTACGACACTAGAAAGCGTCAAGCTGTAATAAAAACAGAACATCTTAATTCAATTAGAGAACATTTTTCATTTGAAAATGAAGGCGCAAGATTCGCAAGACGTTACGGGAGATATATGCCTGCTCGTACTTATGTAATCACACCCGCAGGAAAATATGAAGTAGGCTTAACAGCAAATATTATTCAATACATTAAAAAAGAGTATCCTGAAGAAAAAATAGTCTTGGATAGTTCAATAAAAAAGGCTATTAAACCAAAATTTAAAAATTCATCTGATATTAAATTAAAATTAGAGTTAAGAGATTATCAAGATGAAATAGTAGAAGAATGTGTTGAAAAAGGTCGCGGTGTTATCATGTTAGCAACAGCAGGTGGTAAGACTTTGACCATGGCAAACTTACTAGAAAGAGGTTACGCTGAATCTAAACAAGATACTTGGAAAGTTTTAGTTATAGTTCCTGATTTAGGTCTTGTGAATCAAACATTTTCTGATTTTGAAAATTATGGTGTGACTTTTTCATTCTCAAAGTGGACAGGTAATAACGATTTAGATATTACCAGTAATGTGGTTATAGCTAACTTAGGTATATTACAGAGTGAAAAAACAGACTTAGAATGGATACAATTTTTAGACGTTTTGGTTATAGATGAATGTCATAAAGTCAGACGTTCAAACAAAGTAAACAAAATAATTAAATCTATACAGACACACAACAAGTTCGGATTTACAGGAACGTTACCAGATAATAATTCCGATCAGTGGAACATTATAGGCAAAATCGGGCCTGTAATATACCAAAAAAGAAGTTATGAACTTCGTGTAGAAAAGTATGTAACTAATGCAGTTGCTCATATAATTAAGTTACATTACCACACTAAACCTAACTATAGTGTTGAGTTAAATGACCCAGGTGAAAGGTATAGACAAGAATTTGAATTTTTATTCGAAAATACTTTTCGTAATAATGTAATTGACAAACTAACAACGGGTGTTAAAAATAATTCGTTAATACTTGTCGATTATATTAAGCACGGAGAAGCTTTATATGAAAAACTTAAAAATAACAATGAAGGTAAACAAGTATACTTTATAAGAGGTGAAGTCGATGTTGAAGAGCGTGATAAAGTTAAAAAACTTATTGAGCGGGATAATAATATTATTTGTATTGCAATTAGCCGGATTTTTTCTACTGGGATCAGTATTAATAATTTACATTATATTGTATTTGCCTCTGGCGGTAAAGCAAAAATTAAAATTCTTCAGTCAATCGGAAGAGGATTACGACTGCATGAAAATAAAAACAAATTAGTTATTATAGATATAGCAGATCAGTTACGTTATGGTGGTACGCATTCTGATAAACGATTAGAATTATACCAACAAGAAAATATAAATCTTAAAATAACCAATATTAAGGAAAAGAGTTGATATTATACTTTCATATACTATAATATGATTTAGATATGCAATCAAAAAAGCCAAAAAACGGAGTTAAGATCAAGCCTAAGAGCAAAGAACACTACGTTAACTCTAAAGAATTTAAAGAAGCTATTGCAGAATATTATAAAACAGAAGTGTGTAGTGAAGAACTCGGTGAAATGATAACCAAAATTGCAAAAGGGTTAAGTTATGCACCAAATTTTATAAACTACTCATATAAAGATGAAATGATTGGTGATGCTGTCGTTAAAATGTTTACAGCGTTGTTTAATAAAAAATTTAATCTAGAAGCAACTGATAGTGAAGGCAAAAAGTACAACCCATTTTCATACTTTACAACGATTGCATTTCACGCTTTCATTAATCGTATTAAGAAAGAAAAACGTCATCACGAAGCTGTAAATGAATATAAAGAAAGAGTATATGAACAAACCTTAAATGACTCTGATAATGCTACACAGAAAGTTTATGTTAAACCGGTAAGTGAAGATGATCTTTATTACGGTTAAAGTTCTTAAGCATAAGAACTAATCATATCCCAAGTTTTATAAAATCTTATTTTCTTATCCACATCAGGATCTTCACCCATATCAACAAACGACGGGTCATTTTTACTATCGTGATTCCATTCAGTAAAATCTAAAGTAAAATGGTTTCTAATTTTCCAATAAGCTGATAAAATAATTTCTTCAGTAAAGAAATCAGTTTTAGGTGGTCTTGTAGCAGCAAGTTTAATTAATGCTTTTTCGTAAAATTCGAACAAAGCTTTGAACTCGGTAGGTTTAATACCAATAACACCACCAACTAACTGCATTTCAATATGATCAAGTTTATCTACACCATATTCTTCTTGTAACAATTCTTCTAATACCTTTACATGGTGTTTATTATACCATAAATTGTTATGTTTAGATGTAAACATACCGTGCTTTTCGATTAGATTGTTTATACCTTTACCTATTTGTGGTGTATACATATTGTTTTTGTTATAGGGGTAATAATGCTTTTTGTTAAAGAAGTTATTAATTTCGACCCCACCTTTACTAAACGGGTTTAAACCCCAGTGAGTAATACCACTATCAACCCATACAACATTATCAGTATCATATGGGTTTTCATCTGCAATATCTTTTAAGAAGTATAATTTTCTGTGACATAACACTTCGTTACGAGCATGAAAAAACCCAGGTTCATCAGGATTAGTTTTTCTTCTTTCTTCTACTTCTTTTGTAGCATAGTCCCAATATATCTTTTTATGTTCACAAATCTTATCTGCAAATTTAAAATCACCTATAGGCGAGTTTTTAATAACCCACTTGTTTTCCACTCCTACAGAATCTAAGTAATCTAAAAATCTTCTTATTTTCCATTCACCCCTATCATCTGTATACACTACAGTTGGTAATCCAAAATTATAAATGTTTTGAAATGAAGAAAAATAATATTGTTCTTGCCAACAACGACCCCCATATTTGCCTTCTCTATCGCCGTAATATATTGCAGTTACTAAGGTTGTACTCATAGGTTTATATACTATCATATTTACTGTGGGCAATATAAATTTCAAACAATCAAAAATATGTTGTATCTCAGATATTCATCTTGGAGTTCACCAAAATAACAATAACTGGCATAAAATTTTGATTGAATGGGCAACCTGGCTCGATAAAGAACTTAAAAAGAAGAAAATTTTCGATATAATGATTTGTGGTGATTTATTTCACTACAGGGATGAAATTGCAGTAAATAGTTTACAAGTTGCAAAACAGTTTTTTGATATTTTAGAAGATTATAATATTGTAATGATTACAGGTAATCATGACTGTTACTATAAAGATACCAGTACTGTTAATTCATTATCGTTATTTGGTGGTTGGAAAAATATTACTGTAATTGATACCCTTACTGTAGATGATATTTTCGATAAAAGAGTTTCTTTTGTACCTTGGGGAGTTAATGTAAAGGATATTCCTAAATGTGATCTTGTTTTTGGTCATTTTGAACTCACCGACTTTAAAATGAACAATTTTAAAATTTGTGATCATGGTGATAGTCCTGAATCTCTTTTAGATAAATCAAAAATGATCATAACTGGTCATTTTCATTTACGGTCTGAACGAAAGTATGACGAAGGTAAAATTTTATATCTAGGTAACCCCTTTCAAATGGATTTTGGTGATGCGGAAAGTAGAAAAGGGTATTACATCTTAGACTTTGACGACATACAAAACCCTAAATTCACTGAAAATAAAGTATCACCAAAACATATTAAGTTACTTTTAAGTGACCTTATTAAACATGACGGGGTAACACCTGAACTTAAACAGCTAATAAAGGGTAATATAATAAAATTGGTTATTGATAAAAATATTCAAGGTGATGATTTAGATATTATATGTTTGAATAACTTAAAGCCTTTTTCGATAACTGTTGACTACGAAATAAATTTTAATAAATTTTCGGTAGAAGGCGAATTAGACTTTGAATATTCGGGTGTTGATTATGAATCAACCATAACAGAGTTTGTTACAATGTTGGATATTAACAATAAAAAAGACGTCATTCAATATACAATAGATTTATATAAGTCATGCAAGGAGTAGGTATAGTAGTTTTTTCTTTAGGAGGTAAACCTTTAACTAGATGTGTCAGAGGACTTGGAGATTTAACTGAGAACACAGTTTTAATCATAGATGGTAACAATCAAGCACCTGTAGATAAATCAAAGTTTAAGAATGTTATTACATTTGCTAAAGAAAAGTATCCCAGTGCATGTTATAATGTTGGAATTAGGGAACTACTTAAAGACGAATCTATTGAACATATATTTTTGTTAAATGACAGTATAGAAATAATTGACGAAACGGTTTTTGAAGATTACATTAATACTTCAAAGAAAATGAATCTTAAATGTCTTTATTATTGTGTAAAAGAAGACGACCCTTTTGGTGAAGATGTAAATGTCAGAATGAAACTCGACGTAAAAGACGATACCGTATCATTAAATTACGGTACAAGTGGTGGGTTTGTTTACACCCACACAGACGTTTATGAAAAAGTAGGTTTCTTGGATGAAAGATATAGAGCTGCGATGGAATGGTCTGATTTTGCTTACAGGGTTTCACAGAAAAATCTTAGTACACCATTTTTATGGTTTCCGAGTTTAGAAAGTGCAAAAAATAAAATTGTCACCAACGTTAATAACGATAAAAGATATGAAGAAGACTTTGAGGACAGGCTTGTCAGAGGTATGAAAATATTTTACCTAAAATTTAAATGTGAAATTAAAGATTTGGTGGATACTTTTTCTAAACAAGACGTGATTGATAAGTTGAAGAAAAAGGTACGTACAGTATAATTGTACTAGATGAAGCAAATCTTCTTCGAAGAAGTAATAATCACAAATTTTCTGTCCGTAGGTAACGATGAAGTAAGAGTAAAATTTACTAAAGGCTTCAATATTATTACTGGTAGGAATAAGGATAAAGAAGATCGTAGAAACGGGGTAGGTAAAAGTACGATCGCTGATTCTATTAATTTTGCACTTTTCGGGTCTACACTTAGGGAACTAAAAAAAGAACTTATTCCAAATAATCTTAATAATGATACTTGTTCCGTATCTTTATCATTTACTGTAGCAACACCTCAAAAAACAGACAAGTATACTATTAACAGGACTTTATCTCCTTCAAAATGTTATATATTCAAAAACGAAGAAGATATAACCAGAGATTCAATAATTAACACTAACGAATATATAAAAGATTTGATTAGTTGTACTGAGGATGTATTTCAAAACTGTATTATAATGACAGTAAACAATACAATACCCTTTATGGCTAAAAAGAAGGTTGAAAAAAGAAAGTTTATTGAAGGTATTTTTAATTTACAAATTTTTAGTAACATGATTTCAATGCTTCGTAACGATTACAACGATACAAGAAAGCATTTTGATATCGAGTCTACTAGTTATGATGAAACCGGTGCAACTTTAACTAATTTAAATTTACAAAAAGAACAAGTAATTACAGAACGTAAAGGTAAATTAGAAAAATACAAAACTAGACAAGAAAATAATAAACGTGATTTATTAGAAATAAAAAGTCAGTTAAAAACTATCGAAAAAGACGCAATAGAACAAAACGAACAACTAATTGTAAAGATAGAAAATAAAATTAAGGAACTTGATTCTGATAAAGCTGAAAAACAGACCCATATTGGTAAAATTGTTGGTTTGCAAACTCAGTATGAAGAAATGCTTTCGAAAATAGGTACTGATGAAGAAGTATGCCCTACATGTCTTCGCAAAATAGAAGTACACGATTCAGATCACATTAATAAAGAAAAAAAGATAATAGAAAATCAAATTTCAGACTACAATGATAGGATAGAGTCTATTACTAAAGAAATTAACAATATAAAAAATATCCAAAATAAACTTTACACAGGTGTAAATCAAACAAGACAAAAAATTAAAACCATTTCTGATGAAATAAATGAACAGAAGCTTCTTAAGCAAAAAGCTAAACAAATGTTAGAATGGCAAAGTCAATTAAAGTTAGATATTAAAGAATTAAAGACAAATGACACTAATTTTGATAGTATGATTAAAGACTATACCGGTAAAGTTGAGGATATTAAGAAGAAACTCGATAAAGTAAAGAATAAACTTAATATGCTTGACGTGGTAAAGTATGTTGTATCTGAAGAAGGTGTCAAGTCTTATATTGTAAAGAAGATATTGCAAGTCTTTAATCAAAAGCTTGCTTACTATCTTAAAAAAATGGATAGCAATTGC